ACCCATATCAAAAGTAGGTAACTCTGGTATAACCACGTTTAAATACGCACATATGAATATTGTAACAGGTGCAAGCACAAAATGCCAGCACAACGCAACACCACATGTCCAGCCAATAAATGGTCGCCATCCTGCCACAAATATAGATTTATGACCTGCTTCTGCTTTATTAATTTCTAACTGACCCTTGGCTAACTCTTGAGCATGTCTTTCTGCCATGGTCGCAATTTCATGTGCTAATTTATTCTTAGCATCTTTGTCTTCAATAAATTTACCAACTAAATTGGTTACTGGGCCAATCAACGCTGTTAACATTATTTGTGTTCCTTATGTTCGTGACCCATCCAAATACCAAACACACCAGTCATCACACCCATAACCACAGATACAAATGCTGATTGAGCAGCTGTTGGCGTTTCAAGTTGCATGAACCACTCTGCACATCTCCAAGACATAATTGTACTAGCAAGCATCATCAGTCTTGGTAAAATTTTCCATTTAAGAAAAGTTTCTACACTCATTTAAATCTCGAATCAATCCAACATTTACCATAGTATAAGATAAATAGCCATAATGTAAATAGTATTCCCTCAAAGTAAGTTAAATCATTCCACGCATCTAGTACCATGTTTTCCATTTTTATCTCCTATTTAGCTATGCTTCGCAAACTTTCCATTACTTTATCTATCGATGGCTCTTGACCATTAGGATTAAATACACATTTATAACTTCGTGGGCATCCTACATGAATGTCTGTGAATTCTAACTCATATGTCTTTTGAGCACCAATATAAATACACGCCATCTTACCTTTAAAAACTTTTTGTTTTTTTAGTCGGCATGTTGTCATCTTGGGAACAGAAGTTGTTCCGTTATTTATTTTCTGATTTCTAGTATATTCTTTTGCATGAGCCTTACCAGACCAAATAGATGCAACAAGTATGGCAAACCCACCAACGATTCCCGCTACAAGTAGCCAAATAATTCCTTCACCAACTTGTCGTCTTAACTGTTGTTGTTTGTAAATTGTCTCTTGACGTTGTTTCCTTATCTGCCCCTCCATCTTAAGGAGATCGTCATATGCTTGTGGGCCATAAGTCATATTTAAAAACATCTTGAGTTCGTATCTTTGTTCCTCAAGTTTCTTTTTTGCTGCATACGCAGCCATTGCCGCCTCTTCGATAGAGCCAGCTTTAAACAATTTACCAAACAAGGGAGGATTTTTAGCTTGCTTTTCTGCATTATCAACGTCACTTACGGCACCCATCCAACGACCAATGTCCCCTGACATTTGCTCAATGTCACGACCTACTGCAAAACCTTTTTTAATCGCATCAAAAGCTTTGCCCGCTATTCCTACGGCTACTGATATAGTTACTGGATCCATATCCAGATTATATCATATATTATTTAGGTTTGTTAGCCGATGCCATGTTAATTCTGTATATGTTTACATCATTCCTATCTTCAGCTATTTCTTCTTGAAGCTTCTGTCTTTGTTGAGCTAGCTCATAGGCTTGTTGTAACTTGGCTTGATCAATCTGAAAGTTCATTTGATCATTCATAGCTTTTCTCTGTAGTTCAGCTGTATCATTCTCAAGTTCTTTCTTTCTAATCTCAACCAAAGGATCAGTTTGTTGTTGTGGTTGTAGTGAAGGCATAACCTCTTTTAGAATCTCACCAACTTGCTGTGCAATTGCTGCTTCAACAGCATCAGGATTTAATTGTGGTGCAGGTTGACCAGCTAATTGTGCTGCTTTTATTGATTCTTCAAAGAATTTAACCACTTGATCCCTAGCCATCATACCAATATGTTCCTGTGTATGAGCTTGCAACAAAATAAATGTCTGTGGATTTGCCTGACCCGCTGGAGTCGATAAGAAAGCTATGTGTGCTCTAACATGAGCCTCATGATCTTGTTGCTGAAATACCTGTATAGGCATACCTTTTAACGCATTTCCGTTCTCGGTTGCTGGATCTATAGGTTGTGGCTGTTGCGGTGCAGGTAAAATAGCGTCAATATTCTTAATATCCAACGCATCATACATCCTTCTGTACGCTTCATGCACATTATGTATCTGTGGAGCCGCTTGAGCAAGCTGTAATTGTGTCTGAGCAAGCGATAATCGTTGTGCCATAGAGAAAATGTTCGGATCTGACACTGGAAGTATGTCTACACGACCATCAAAGTCAGCTTGCATCGTCTCTGGAGGCACATTTCCTACAAAATAAGGGTACGGAACTGGATTTTCGCTAAAAATCTCCGCTAACATACGAAATTCTTGCTTTTGAGCGTAATGTAAACGCTTATGTATGCTTGAAATGATCTTTGAGCCTTGCTCAATCAACGCAACAGTCGTTCCAACGGGTGCTTGAGAGTTAGTATCGGCTATTTTTGAGTCTGCAACCTGTGCAAAACGCCTTCCAGAGTCAACAACCACCCCCAAAAGCTGTGCTAACGTAGCTGATGGCTCTTTATATGGCAGTGGGATGATGGAATTTTTGAGATCTCCCCCTGGGACATCGATGTCCCTAAACTCCCCAGGATTAAGAGGCTCATCATCATTACGAATGCGAACACCACGAGCCTTAAAGCCAGCTGGTAAATTAGAGAGCGTACCCGCATCAATCAATTGCCTTAAAATAGAAGTCGCAGCACGAGAGAGACCTCCGATTGTGTGCAATAAACCGAAACCATAAAAGCCAAATCCTGGTAAAAATTTGAAATGAGTGAAATATTGACGTTTCCTTCTTAATGGGTCTTGTTCTCTAAAGTTTCTAGAAATTGAAAGCACTTTTCCAGAACCTTGATCAAGGGTAACAATATAAGGTAGCATGATACCCGAAGGATTCCCCTCCATATCCGTGTCTTCAAAACCCTCCAAGTCCAAGTCAATGTGGCATTCCAATAAGGTATACACATCTTCAGAGTAATTTGGACGTAGTCCCAACAACTCATCAGCACGTTCTTGGATGGCTCCTTCACTTTCTCCATCGCCTGTTTCAGATAACTCAACATCCCTGTATACTCCTGCTACTTGTAGTTTGCGAATATCATTATACGTCATTCTCACTACATGTGTAACCCTCTCCGCTGTTCTTAAATCACTAGCCGAATACGGAACAACCATGTCTTCTGCCGGTACGAACTTGGAAACGGCTCTCTGCTTGGTTTCATCAAAATAAATTTTCTTAAATGTAGATCCCGTCAACGGCAAATAAAATAACATCTGATCCGTATCTTGATCATACTCTTCCATAACTTCAGTTATCTGATAGTTCATGAAGTCTTCTACACGCTGGGCTTGTGACTCAGTCTCCTTGGTCGGAGTTCCTAGAACCTGAGTCTTTACTGGGCCACCACTAGGTAACATCTCCTTATATGCCTGTGCTTGAAACTGAGTAACAGCTTCAGAAAGTAACGGGTGAGTTACACCACTAGCCCCCAAGAAAGGCTCACTTCGATCCTCATAATTAATGCCCAGTAACCCTAGTCCCTTGGCAATCGCTTCTTCCCAATCTTCCCTTGACTCAACATCTTCACGAAATTTAGCCCTAAGATCCGAGGACAGAGAACCAAGTACATCTTCATCAAGTATCTCGGCTAAATTAGCATTATGATCATATGGTTCAGCAATAACCTCAGTTACCCCCTCACCCATAAGTTCTACACCATCAGGGAGTTGAGCCTCGGTACTCGGTACTTCGATCTGGAGACTATCTTCTTCAGGCATCATCTGACCCCCTGCTCCCATAGATGATTCTACCATACCTGCTATTTTTCTAGGTTCTATTGCCATTATGTAATCCTTGTTTTTTTGCTTTTTGTAGGACGCATTCGATCTGAAAATCGATTGGTAACACTCTTTCCTTTACCTTTTTTAATTGTCTTTTTCTTAGACATTAATAATACTCTCTTGATTTACGAGGAAACCAGTCTTCTGGTATCTCTTCCCCTTGTAAACTAATAAACCCACCTTGTCTAAACCTCATTAGTGCCATGGTCATACTATCGCAATAGTCATCATGGTCGCCATTTGGAAAAGATGCAACCTCCTCAATAACTTCATCTGCAAACTTTTCATTAGGATACCACACTTTTCCAGATTCGAAAATAGGAGATACCATGTGCATCCTAGTCGTTTTATCCATACCACCCCCGCCTCTACGTCTACCAGGACTGAACGTAGTAACAGGTAAATTCATTAATCTTAACTCATCTGCTAAAGATGCACCAGAAGCTTTTGCCTCAATTAACATCATATCTGGTTCCCAGTAATCATTTTGCTCTACAGCTATTTCTTTTAGCTCTGGAAAATTCCAACGTCCTTTTTTAGCATCTAACAAAATTAAGTGCTGTTCTCCGTTTTCTTTTGGCTCAAACACGCCCCAAGTCGTAATAGCAGAATAGTCTGCTGTTTCTTTTTTACTGTAAGCTGTATCATAACTTTGGATTATATAATCAAGTCTTGGTGTGTCTTCTCTCTCCCACAGCTGCCACCACTCTCTCTTGACCATAGCAACATCGTCAGAAGTAGGGTCTTGTTGCCACTGTGCATTCCATTTACTAGGAGATAGCGATGCTTTGACTTTTAGTAATTCTTCCTTTTTCCAAAACTCATGCCACAATGGTTCCCCCGAAGGAAGTATGGCTGGGAATTCTATTACTTCCCATTGATCAGCCATCATGTCCTTTGCCTGTGCCTGTAATAATCTCCCCGTCAGGTCTTTCTTAGACCATCTGGTTTGCACAATAATGATGGTTCCCCCCGGTTGTAGTCTTTGTCTTGGACCAGATGTATACCATTCATAAGCTGTGTCATAAGCACTAGAGGATAAAGCATCTTGTTCCGAGTGCGGATCATCAATAATTAACAAATCAGCACCACGACCAGTCATTGCAGCACCCACCCCCGCAGCAAAATATTCCCCGCCAGCACTTGTCTCCCAACGACCCGCTGCTTGGCTATCCTGTTTCAAGTCCGTGCTGGGAAAAATCTCAGCATACATGGGATCGGCAATGAGATCACGGACTTTCCTACCAAATCTTACAGCAAGTTCCGTATTCATGGTAGCCTGTATTATCTTTAATTTTGGGTTACGTCCCAAGAACCAAGAAGGCATGAGATAGGATGCAAATTCTGACTTAGAATGTCGGGGTGGCATGTTAACAATCAGTCTTTTTAATTTGCCCTGGGCTATAGCTTCTAGCTTCTCGGCAATGATTTTATGGTGCCTTCCCTCTATAAAGCCGTCATATACATGCTTGGCATACGCCATGAATTTCTCACGGGCCTTATCACGAGTGTCTAGCTTCTGTAATTGTTCTTCCAGTAACAGGGCTTCTTTTAGTACCTCATCGGGCAACGCTTCTAGGTTCTTTAACATGCCCAAACGATAATACATTTGAATGAAATTATCAACCTAACTATTACAGACGTAGTCTGCAAGCATACTACGGTCATTTGGGGGGTGCCCCCTTCCCTCTTACAAAAACTTATTTTCAAAATTCTATAAGTTACCCCAAAATAAAACCAGCTGGAAAAAATAAAACCAGCTGGAAAAAATAATTAAAAAAAAGTTTTACTTATGCTTTTTTTTGTATAAGATAATATTATATTTTAATATAACTTAAGGGAAAAAATCATGAATATAAAACAATTAAAAGAATATGTTAAACATACTTATAACGTAAATAATTTATTAGATAGATTTGGGGCTAACACTAAGCTTAAAAAATCCAGTAAAGGCGTTTATAATGTTGCTGGGCTTTCATTAATGCCAAGCTTAAAGTTTTGTCCAATGTCAATAAAAGCGGGATGTTTTGATTTATGTTTAAAATCTGCTGGACGTGGCAAGTTTAACAACGTTGTTAAAGCAAGGAATAATAAAAGCAATTTTTATAATAATGATTATGATTTATTTATTGAATTATTAATTCATGAATTAAAATTGCACGTTGTTAATTGTAATAAAAATAAAGTAAATCCATCTGCAAGACTAAACGTACTTTCAGACATACCATATGAAAAGACAGATATATTTAACATGTTTGAAGAGATATATTTTTATGACTATACAAAACGTGCAAACAGATTAGAAGATTGTAATAAAATTAAAAATTATAAACTAATGTTTTCATATTCTGGACGTGATGCATATTTAAATAGTGTTGCAAAGGCTTTAGATTTTAGCAATCCAATTGCCGTTGTTTTTAGGAATACTTTTCCAAAATACTTTTTAGGTAGACCGGTTTTTGACGGTGATTTATCTGATATTGATAATTCAACAAAACATGGTCACGTTATAGCCTTAAAGGCTAAAGGATCACTTGCAAGAAATTCTTTTAATGATTTTGTTGTAGCATAAAATAAAACCAGCTGGGGTTAAAAAGCCCCAGCAATTTAAAAGGAAATAATCAAAATGAAATATTTAAAAATGAATGAATTAAAAAAGAATAATCAAATTTATTTTAAGTTAAAGGAAACATCTAAAGATATATATTTTGTAAATCATTATTTAACAGGTTTTAGAGAATATAGTATTAGCAAATTTGACGATGTAAATTTTGAAAGATTTGTTTTGCCAACTAGGAAAGTTTTTGTAGACTTTGAATTTTAAAAGTTTTCCCTAGGCTCTCTTCCCGAAAGGGGAGGGGGCTAAAAATTTTGATGACCGAATATATGATGACAGTAGGTCGCATCAGGTCGCAGGTCGCAAGACCTTGAACCTAGGTCGCAGGTCGCAAGCCCCCTACCCTACCCTATCGCTGTGATGTTTTTGCAACACCTCTCTTGCAAATATGCAACAACCTCTTTGATCGATCCTCGGGCTAAATAATCTATGTCCTCGATCCTAGAACCTTGGAACTCCAATGCTTTTCCTCCCTCAAATAAAAATAGACATCGCTCCGAGGGGCTTGATGCAAGAAAAAAACTAGTGCCATTACTTCGGTCATATGAGATATGCCAAGCTATCTGCGACTTTTGTAGGACTATCCTATTATTTTTTATTATTTTTAATTCAATAAAAAAAACATTTCCATCAAGACATATAAATGTATCAGCTATACCTTCTCCAACCCTATTTTCTATCCTCTGAAAGAATGTTTTCTTGGGTAGGTTCTGTTTCAATAGTGTCGATAGTGCCTTCTCTGTTTTTATCATCCTCTATCCTCTTATAACTGCCTTCAAAGGCATAACTATGTGCTTTTCTAAGTTCTGATAATCTAGCAACAATTTCATCCCTCGATAATTTATCTATACTATGAATATTTTGAACTTCTCTTTTATCAACAGATAAACCACCTAGTGATGATCTTATTTTTTCTGCATTTACAGATGCTGAATACTGACCTTCTTGTTCTGCTTTATGAGACAAGTCTGAAAATCTCTTTAGCTGACCAATTAATGTCACTCCATATTTCTTTTGATGCTCTTCTCGAAGTTCTTTTATGTATTCAGTAACTAAGGGGAATGATTTTCCATCCAATAATTTAGAGGCTTGGATGTGAGAACTATCTTCTGCATACCCAGCCATTCTTGCACATTTAGCATTAGAATAAATTCCTTCAACAATGTGTTTAGCAAATTCTTTTTGCCTATTTGTTAGCTGATGTTTATTGCCCATAATACAATATTCTCCTCATTTTTTACTTTTAAAAAAACTTTTTTGAAGTTCCATCCCATCTCATAAGTGTAGTAACGTAGTAAAAGTGTATCCAAAATTCTTTAGTAAAAACAAACACTTGCACACTTACTACGCTTACTACACCTATTTTGAAAAATATTTTTTAAAAAACTTTTTTTGAAATTATAACTGTATACATTCATTTTTTTCTTGACGTATTATTTTACTATATGCGATAACTCCTATATCGTCTTTTATAAGATGTTATTTTTAATTTTAATATATCAGAAAGAGATTAAAAAATGAATAGACAATTTTTCCATTATGATAAGTTTATTGGAAGTATTCCAATAGAAAATAAAACTGTAGTTCTTACTAAAGTGCTTGAGAAACCTAAATACAGATATTCTCATGTTGATGCTGAGTGGACTAAAATTACTTCAGACAATCATTTTACTAAGGATGATACTTTGGACACTTTGTTTGAAGATTTAAAAAAATATAATCAAGACAATAATTCTTTTGTCATGAAAATGGCTTTTGTCTACGGCAAGAAAAATTCTTTGACTGAGAAACAAATTGAAGTTCTTAAAAAGATTTTGAAAGATGCTATTGCTAATCAATCAAGTTCCAAGAGCCAAGGTTCAATATCCGTGGACAAGATTAGGGAGTTATTCAGTACTCCATTAGAGAACGGATTAAAATATCCTAAGTTTACAGTAGGCGACATTACTTTATCCTTACCTACTGAGAATTCTGCATCTCACAACAAGGATGCTATTTATGTAAGGCATGATGATGTTTATGTAGGTAAGATTTTAAATGGTAAGTTTATGCCTACTAACAGATGCGATGCATCAGTAGCTGATAAGCTAGTAGCTATAGCTAAAGACCCTATGTCCGAGGCTATAGGTCATGGTCATTTACATGGCAATTGTAGTATGTGCAGAAAGAAATTATCTGATCCTAGATCAATGAAAGTTGGTTATGGAGAGATATGTGCAGATAAATGGGGATTTCCTTGGGGGCAAAAATAATGTTTTACGATAAAGAAATAAGAACATTCCATAGCTATAGAAAAGAAGTTTTGGATATTGTTAGGAATGAATTCAAAGAAGAATGTGGGTGTGAATTTGATCAGAATATTTCTTTTGATCAGCTACCCATAAAAAGAGGTTGGCACAATCATGATAGGCTTGATGTTTGTGACAATTGTTATGAGGCTTTTGATGTGATCAGAGATCAGCTTAGAGAGTGTCAAGAAGAGCCTTATGATCAAAGGGAGGGTATGTATGACAATTCGTCTTACTATCAATCCCTCACAGAAAAATAAACTTTAACGGAGATAAATCATGAATGAAGTAATTAAAGATATTGAGAGATTAAAAGAAGTTCGAGATCAAATAAGTTCAATCAATGGGATGTTTTACACTAAAGGCATAATTGAACTAATGATTGAAGAAAAAGAAATCGTTGTGAAAACTTTTGAGAAGAACCATGCTGATGACCGAAGTCAATGGATGTCAGATGTAACTAAAATTTTAAACTTAGGAGAAAAGTGATGACTAAAAAACAACTTTTAAAAAACTTAAAACAAATTATTAGAATGGCTAAAGAATATGAAATAGATGCACATAGTCAAATAGACGGCTATGGTTATCTTATGTCAGATTTGGAAGAGCTTGTTAATTGGAATCCTTGGAAAGATGAAGACATAACTAACGGAAAGGAAATATAAAATGAACGGAATTTTAAACATACCTTATCTAATTGATGAGGCACATGGGTGGATAATTGTAACAAGGGCAGACATTCGTAAAGCGAGGCTACACCCTGCCGATTTTCCAAAAGCATATAGAACCAAGGGCGAAGAACTTTTTGCCCTTGAGGAAGACTGTGAGATGCCAAAGCTATTGGATAAATTAAATAGCAACGGAGTTCTTTATCAAATCAATGAGAAGTTCATCACATATGATGACAAAGACAACCCTAGAAATTGGAGATAATTATGGAAAAGAAAAACACTAAAAGAAATATGATAGGCATAAATTTACTTCTTACAATGAAAGAGATTATTGAAGAAGAAATCGAGGAGACAGAACTTTTTATAAAAGAAAATAAAAATATTTTTCCTCATACCCTTGAATATAATAATTTATAATCCTATATGATATAATATATAACTTTAATGGAGAGACAATTGAATAAACTAAAAGATAAAATGTTAGAGGTGGAGTTGTTCGTAGGAGAGCAACTTCAAGACCTAACCAATGATCAAGTAATAAAAGCCGTGGATAATAAGTATGGTTCTTATTGGGTAAACTATGCAAAAGAAATATTAGATGAATTTGCAGAAGAAATAAGAGCAACAAGAATAGCTGATAGTTGGGGAGGGTAATTATGGAAACGATTAACTACGGAAGATTTGCTGAAGATTATAATAAGGCATTTCATGATTGGTCAGAGAATTATTATACTGATCCCAAGGTCACACATCCGAGTGTCAAGATTGATGTGCCAATACCCAAGGATTGGAGATCAATGTGTTATAGCAATGATCTTTGTCCTAGTTTCACTTACAAAGGTTTACAGATTTTTGTGTGTGATGATGAGACAAAAAAGCTTGAGGAACTACACTTCAAATATTCTGTTATTCGAGACGGAGATTATGGATATGCTCATGATGATTTATTGTTGAGCGATGATTGGAGAGAAGTTCTTAATTTTGTAAATGAATATAAGGAGGAAACTAATGCAGATAAATAAATTAGAAGTAAAGAATATCTCTCACTATGCGAGAGGTTCAGAAGAAACACCATGCTATAATGCGACAGTCTATATCAATGGTAAGAAAGCTATTGATGTATCAAACGATGGTCATGGTGGTTGTGATAGACAAAACACTTATCCGGATATTGAAGAGCGAGGTCTTGTCCAACTAGCTAATGAATGGTGTGTAAAAACATTTGGTCAAGGAAGTTTTAACTATACATCAGATGGTAAAGAAAAAACTTGTACCTATGATATTGATTTAGAGCATCATTGTCATGATGAGTTGTATAAATGGCTTGATACAAAACAACTAAAAAAAGAAATGAAAAATCAATATATTTGTATTGACGAAGACAAAGTAGAGAATAAACAATTCTTGGTTGCATGGAAAAGAAAAGGCAATCACACGGATGATTATTTCAAAAACTTTCTGAAAAAAGAACAACCTCATATGGAAGGAAAATGCTTAAACTTTTTACCTTTTGATGATGCTCTTAAATTATATAAGGAATATGCATAATGGAAAAGATTTATTATTATTATGACCACACTTATGGAGAGGGTGGAGTTATTGGGCAGTTTGGAGATTTAATGGATTTCATTGATAACTCTTATGACAAGGATAGCCATACAATTCAAGATTGTTGGGAAAGTCACAAACAATGTTGTGAAGATAATGACAATCCTATTGAGGAGTGTGCATAATGGCTACCGAACTATATCCAACGGACTATGTCATAGTCGATAGCAAGACACATAAACCTTTAGAGGGTTATGAATCTATATATCACTATACTTCAGTTATAGATAACTTTAACGAGAAACTAATGAAGGAGGGTTATGAGTATATCTCTATGTCAGAATTATCTGATGTAGATAAGAATAAATTTAAACAATCAATAAAACAAATGGAGGACTTTTATAATGAAAATTAAAATACCAACACCAACTTTTTTAGAAATACAATCCGAGTTAGCAGATTGGTTAATGAGTTCTAAATTAGGAGATGATGTCTATAGCACTATGGTTGAGATGAATAATAATTCAGAAATCTATACAGATGAAGGTCAAGACATCTTCAATAATTACTACGATTATGTAGAGGCATTTTTATTAAATTTTTTTGAGAAGGAGGAAGACAATGGGTAGAAAATCTAAATGGGAATTAGAAAGAGATAAGGAAGAGGCTTTGAGAAAGAAAGCATTAAAGTCTCTTACTGAAGATCAACTAAAGGCAATTAATAAAGCATATGAATCAATAAAAGATGCTTTGTGTAATGCTAGAGAAATAGAAGACCTTTATCTATCAGATATAAGAAGTTTAGATATGGCAATGTGGAAACTTAAACACGAATTTAATTTGGAGGACAATCATGGGTAGATATTATCACGGAGATATTGAAGGCAAATTTATGTTTGGAGTTCAATCAAGCAATGATGCTGATTTCTTTGGAAGTGAGGGATTTGCTACTTATCTTAATTATGGATTTGATGAGAGTGACAAGCCTAAAGTTAAGATGGGTCTTAAAGAATGTAAGAAACGATTGGGTAAGTTTAAAAAACAACTCGATGAATTCTTCAGAGGAGAGGGATCAAAAGGTTATAACGATGAAATACTTTTGGAACACTTAATATCTATAAATCCAAAGTATCCTATAATATGTGGAGGTAAAGTCCGAGAACTTTTAGAATGGTATGCAAGATTTTATCTAGGTAAACAAATAGAAAAGTGTCTTGATAAAGAGGGATACTGTAACTTTGAGGCAGAACTATGAGTAAAAATCAAACTGATGTAGATGTTGAAGAACATGTAAAACATATTCCAACAGATACAATTCTAATCGAAGTTCGAGGAGGAATGTTAATTGACGTTCACAATGATCCCAATGGATATATGTTATTTGATTGGGATTCTATTGAAGAACAAGATTCTGTAGAATTTCATAAAAAAGTTTTAGAAAAATTATTGGAGAGATAAATGGAAAATCCTACAGAAATAAAACGAAGAGGCTATTTGTCTTTCTTCAAGGATGGAGTTGCAGATGCCTTGTTACATGGAGATGGTATGGATGAAAACAAAAGATCATCTGCTTATTATAAACAAGGATATGATTTTGGTTTAACCATGTATTCTGAATTAGATGGTAAGGATTGGGAGGCAGATCATGAATAGAGATCATATAGACCTTTGTTCGGGAATCGGGGGCTTTGCACTAGGATTCTCGTGGAGTAGTTTAAACACTACTCCAACCCTTTTCTGTGATACTGAAGAATGGTGTAGAAAAGTAATAGCCAAGAACTTTCCAAAAGTACCGATAGCCAATGACGTAAAGGAGATAGCCAATGACCCAAGAAAATTTATTCAAGGAAAACCATTCATCCTCACAGGAGGATACCCCTGTCAACCATTCTCAGTCGCAGGACGTAGGGGAGGCAAAGAAGACCCTCGTCACATCTTTCCGTACATCCATAGGATTGTTGAACAAGTCAGACCCTCTTGGTGTGTTTTCGAAAATGTATATGGACACTTCTCAATGGGACTTGACGAGGTTCTCCTTCAAATGGAAACCATTAATTACGCAACAAGGACGTTTATCGTTCCGTCTAGTTCAGTCGGAGCATTGCACAAAAGGGACAGAATTTGGATCGTCTGTAAAGACATGGGCAACTCCGAATACGATGGATCATCTTCCACCGAGGTCGGAGGAGGCAACACGGAAACTTCAGAACGGACACCGGAAGGGAAGGAAACGTCCATCGAATCTCAGAGAACAAGTCGATCCGAACACAATAAAATTATATCCAACCCCAAGAGCCTCGGACGTAGAGGGGGGAATGGCGAGCAACGTGGAGATCAACAACGGCAGATTCTCAAGGACGAACAAGGACGGAGTCAGGTGGGGAGTGAAGTTGAGGGATGCCGTGAATCACATGGAAACCTTTCCGACTCCAAGAGCGAGCGAATACAAAGATTGTGGAGCAGTTGGGAGCAAGAGTCAGATTCACATGGAGAAGAAATCATACCTTTCTGCGAAAGTGAAAGACCCCCAACAACCATCTGGAAAACTGAACCCAACGTGGGTCGAGTGGTTGATGGGTTACCCAAAAGGGTGGACAGAATTAAAGGACTAGGCAATGCCATAGTTCCTCAGAATGCTATGATGATAGCTAATGCAATTCATAGGAGTATGACCGAAGATTAGTTAGGTGGTCGGCAACACTTTCTCTCATGGTGCGAAGATAGAATATCGTTTTTACCTCAATGCCGTAGATGTCTTTTACCAATTTCCCACAAATTTATTAAATTGGTGTAAAGGGTAATGCTTGTTGCTGTAATATGATTGAGCAAAATCTATGGAAATCTATCGCTTTATATAGGAGTTTATGTATAATAAAATATAAAAGAGGTGCTTATGGAACATAATCATTTAAAAGAAACACAGTTAGAGCATGAACCTATCTTAAAAGAAGATATAACATGGGATCAAGCCGTTAGAAAAGTTGAGTCAGTTATAAACGATGTCTGTAAAGAATTTGAGAAAGACGGACATCCATATTATTCTGAGTCTTTATTAAAGTATTGGAGAAGAGTCTTGAAAGGGTAAATTATGTTTAAAGTTTTAATTATAGCTTGTACTATTCTACCTTTCCCAAGAGGAGAAATTTTAGAAACTAAATGTTATTTTATTAGAGATCAATGGCAGCCATCAATATATGGTTACAAAACAAAAAAAGAATGCAGCAATAGATTGAAAGTTATATCAAAATCAATTAAAGAAAACTTTCATTTATTATACATAAAAAAACAAATGTGCGTTAAGTCGCAGGGTAGAGAAATAATATGAGAAGATTTAATAATTTTGCCGAGAGGAAGGCAAGACAAGAGATAACAAAGATATGTAAAGATTTACAGAAAGCGAACAAGAAGAAAGAAGACGACACATGGTTTGAGGATGATCCAAAAGCCGTGAAAGAAAAAGACTATGGTCGTGTGTATCATGAACCTACGATTCAACCATTCACGGGTGGATACTCGATGTTAACTGACATCATGGAAAAAGGTGGGAACAACCATTTAAGGTATACTGCCAAGCATGGATCGGCAAGAGATGGAGTAAGATACACTTATAAAAAGGGGAAGAAATAATGCCAATAAAATACAATACAGAACTTTTGAGCTATGCAAAGACAGAAAAACATTACATAGAAATTTACACAAGTATAAAAAGAATTGTTAGAGCACATGACTACAATGAGGAAAGA